AAAAACTTAATGAGAAACATAAAAATATTGAATACTGGAAGAGTGTTGATGCATGGGATAGAAAATACAATCCAAAGGGTGGAGCTCCATTAGGAAATCAAAATGCCTTAGGACATACAGGGGTAGCACCAAAAGAAAATCAAAATGCAAGGAAACATGGATTCTATTCTAAATATTTGCCTGAAGATACATACGATGTATTTTCCAATATAGAAAACATGGATCCTTTAGAAATTCTATGGACAAACATAAAATTAAAGTATGCAGCTATAATAAGGTCACAAAAGATAATGTTTGTTAAAGACATAGATGATAAAACTAAAGAGTTAAAAAAGACTAAGGAAAGTAGCGGAGATAAAATGAGTTCATATGAGGAAGAATATGAAATTCAATTTGCATGGGATAAGCAAGCTAATTTTCTTAAGGCCCAAAGCACAGCCATGGGTCAATTAACAAACATGATTAAAAAGTATGATGAAATGATTCATACTAATTGGGATATAGCAACTGAAGAACAAAAGTTAAGGGTAGAAAGATTAAAAGAACAATTAAAAGATAAAGAATTGAAACATAGAAAAGAAGTTGCTAGAGAGAAGTTAAAGATTGAGAAAGAAAGATTTGAACATCAAAAGCAAATGGACGAAGCGAGGTTATTTTAATATGGCTAAGTATTCAATACTTAAAAGCTTTTATGCAAGTGAAAAGTGGATTAATTTTAGGCAGTTAATCATATCAGAAAGAGGATTAAGATGTGAATATTGTGGAGAGTATGTTACACGAACTCATGAATTAACACTACATCATAAAGAAGAATTAACTCCTGAGAATGTAAGTGATGTATCAATATCACTTAATCCTGAAAATGTTATGTTAGTACATCATGAATGTCATAATAAAATACATAACAGATGGGGAAATGCTCCGAGTAAATCAGTGAGCATTGTATTCGGTTCTCCACTTTCAGGAAAGAAAAGCTATGTAAAAGAACATATGCAAAGAGGAGACATAGTAATTGATTTAGATAGATTATATAGTGCTGTGTCTATGCTGCCTTATTATGATAAGCCTAGTAATCTACTAAGTAATGTTATAGGAATACAGAACTATCTAATAGATAATATTAAGACTAGATTAGGGAAGTGGAATAATGCTTGGATAATCGGAGGCTATGCAGATAAATATAAAAGGGAAAGAATAGCCAATGACTTAGGGGCAGAGATAATCTTCTGCGATGTAAGCAAAGAAGAGTGTATGAGAAGACTTGAACTAGATGAGGAAAGAAGATATAGGAAAGATGAGTGGATTGAGTATATTAATAAGTGGTTTGATGAGTACACAACATAAGAATGCTGTATACACCCCCCATCACTAATTTTTAGGGCAAATTTGATAAGACCATGTAGCAGACCCGTCTTTCACAGGAACCGAAATTTTTGAAAATCAGTGGAGGTTTTTTGAAAAATGGAAAAATCACAAGTATATGAAAGAGAATATAAAAAATTAACTGAAATATTAAAAGATGTTGATGAAAATAAAAGGAAGCTTATTGAAGGACTAATTCAAGATGCTTCTTTTTTATATGCCGAAAACTATGAATTAAGAAATATTATAGAGAAAACAGGCATGATAAAAATTCATCCAACGAATTTTAATTTACAAAAGCAAACAGAATCAGGGAAACAATATCTTAAAAATATAAATAGTTACTCAACGGTAATTAGGACATTAAACAGTATTTTAGCTAATAATACACCGGATCAAGAAGATGCATTTGATAAATGGGTAAAAGAAAGAATGAATAAGGATGAGTAAAAGATTAAAAGCAATAGTAAAGCTTGCATCAAGTGAAATCAATGAAAAACATTCCTGGTTATTAGAGTACTACAATAAATCTAAAAATGGAGAAATAATAATCGGAAGTGAACTTAAAACTTGTCTTGAAAATTTATTGAGAGATTTAAGTGATGATAGATTTAGATATGATACTTCAGATGCAGACTTAAGGATAGAATTTATAGAGACATTTTGTAAACATACCAAAAGTCCATTCAACGGAATGCCTTTTATATTGGAACTGTGGGAAAAAGCTGTAATTGAAGCTTTCTATTCATTCAAGTGGACTGACACAGGTCTAAGGAGATTTAAAAAGTTAATATTATTAATTGCTAGAAAAAATGGCAAATCAACTGTATGTGCGGCTCTATCGTTAACCGAATTTGTAATTGGTAATGGTGGAGCTGATATTATTTGTAGTTCAAATGACGACAATCAAGCAAGCATCATTTTTGATGAAATTAATAATATGCGAGAAATGTTTGATTCTAAAGGGAAAAGAACACATAAGAACATGAAAGGCATGTTTAATCTAAAGAATAAATCAACAATTAAAAAGTTGAGTGATAAAACCAAGAATAAAGAGGGAAGAAACATAGATTTTGCTATTTTAGATGAAAGTCATGAAATGAAAAATAATATAATAGCTAAATCCATAGAACAATCTCAATCAACTAAGGATGAACCAATGTTCGTGAATATAACTACAGAAGGTTTTGTTAATGATGGTTATTTAGATAAAGAATTAAAATATGCTCGCAGAGTACTGGATGGAGAAATAGAAGATTATACATTGTTAGCATGGTTATATACTCAGGATAATGAAACAGAAATATGGCAGGATGAAAATAGCTGGTATAAATCTAATCCAAGTTTAGGCACAGTTAAAAAGTTTACGTATTTAAGGGGTCAATTAAATAAAGCAAAACATGATAAAGCAGAGCGTGTATTTACTTTTTCTAAAGATTTTAACTTTAAACAAAATAATGCTTCAGCCTGGTTAATGGCTGATGAAATTATAAATGAAGAGACTTTTGATATAGAAGAGTTTAGAAATTCTTTTGCTATAGGTGCAGTAGACTTGGCAAAGACAGGAGATTTAGCTAGTGCAAAAATACTTCTAATGAGAAAAAATGATAATAAGAAATATTTTCATTCTAAATATTTTATTCCTGAATCAAAACTACAAGAATTAAACAAAGAGGATAGAGAATTATTCAAAGAATGGATTGGACTGAATTTAATTGATGTATGTGAAGGCAATGAAAATGACTTTAGCTTAGTTACAAAGTGGTTTGTAAGTCTTTGCAAGGACTATGGAATTAGGGTGTATAAAACTGGATATGACAAGTGGTCAGCAGTTTACTGGTCTAAGGAAATGGAGAGTTATGGATTTGATTTAAATAAAGTTACCCAGGACTTTGGAACTATGTCTGAACCTATGAAAATGGTGGGCAAAGATTTACGAAGTCATTTAATAAATTATGGTAATAATCCAGTTGACCGTTGGTGTTTAGAAAATACTGCATTTACTATAAATAACAAAGAGGAAATAATGCCAATAAAAATGCAAGGTAAAGAGGATAAAAAGATAGATGGAGCTGTGACTAAGATTATAGCTTATAGAATTTATATGGATAATA